GTGGTCTTTCTACTGTGTCAATTAAAGTTGCCGCACCTGTTGGGCTTGGCAATACACAAGCAGCAACTGGTATCGGAACACTTAATGCTTCTGGAACCTTAGTTTCTGCTTCTGTTATTACCCCTGGCACTGGATATACTTACACTGCGCCACCCGTAACATTGATTCAAACACCTACATTAACCGAAGAAGATATGTCCGTTAATACTTACACGGGCGATCACGGTATTATTGTTGGATTTGGAACAACCACATTCACAGCAGGTCTTGGAACACAAACTCAGGTCATCTTTGACTTCTACATTCCAGTTGGTTCTGAAATGCGTGACACTGATTTAGTTGGAACTGCGGTTACGGTTAGTGGAATTTCAACTGGTGATTACTTCACGATTTATAATTCCAATATTGGACTTGGAACACCTGCTGCCGGAACACTTCAAAGTCTTTACAATGACAACGTAACTGTTCTGGGTATTACAACTACATTCTGTGATTGTGTATATCAAGTTGAAGATGTTCAAACACTTCAAGTGAATGTTACTGGTGTAGGAACTACATCGGTCAGAAGAGTATTCTCCAATGTCGGTTCAATCAGTACCGTATCGTTTGGAACCACAACGATCACATTTGATTCTACACAATTTACGTTTGATAGTCAGGTATTTACCGTTTATCAAGGTGGAATTAGTTCTTCTCACAACTTTGGCAGATTTAGTTGGGGTCAGATTGGTGTTAGTAGAGGTACAAACACCAAATCGTTCAACTTCTATGGTGAAGAAGGATATGCAGGCATCAATACCTCGGGATTGGTCACTAGATTCAATCCATTGAAATTCAATAATTATGTTCCCTAAATATTTTTACGAAAAAGAGCTGTAGGAAATGGCAAAACAAGGCATTGGAACAGGTAGCTCCCCCAATGACGGAACTGGCGATACCCTATTAACGGGTGCTGGTAAAATTAATGATAACTTTGATGAAGTCTATGGTGTCATCGGTGATGGCACCACTCTTTTTGTTGGCATTGTAACCCAGATTACCGCTGGAACTAATGTCAGTATTTCTACAGCATATGGATCAGTTGAAGTTTCTGCTGGATCTACAGCAAATGTAAGGTCTGATACCTTAGTTGTTACTGGTGTATCAACATTAGGCATTGTAACTGGTGCAACTTATTATGGTGATGGATCCAATCTTACTGGCATGGCAAATACCAGTAATGTTAGAACTAATTCACTAAATGTTTCTGGCGTATCCACTGTAGCATCATTAAATTCAACTGGTGTTGTGACTGCCACTTCTTTTGTTGGAAGTGGAGTAAATCTTACTGGAATCACTACTTTAATCGAGGCGGGTGATAATGTTACAGTAACAACTGATTCTGGTATTACCACAATCACATCTACTGCTATCGCGTCAACTGCAGAATTAAGAGCAAATACGTTAGAAGTCACTGGCGTTTCAACGTTCAGCTCTTCTGGCGTTGCTGTTACTGTTACCAATAATATTTTTATTGGAGGTGACTTTGAGGTTGGATTTGCAGGTTCAATGCGTGGCAATGGTTCATACGTTACAGATCAGAGATGGTCAGTATCAGGTGCCAACCCTAATTACACTTTTACAGGTATTGGTATTACATCTGGGAACAGAAATAATCCATATCTTTACTTCCAAAGAGGTGGTGTTTATGAAATTGAAAACACCACACCAGATGCTCACCCACTTGAAATCAGAGAATCTAATGGAGGAGCAGCATGGATTGCGGGTGTAAGTACATATCGTTCAAGTGCTAGTTCTGTAACGACCAGAATTGAGGTTCCATTGAACGCTCCAAACACACTTGTTTATCAGTGTACTATTCACTCAGGGATGTATTCGACCATTTCAGTATACCCTAATGCCCTCACATAATACCTATAAATAACAAAAAAGTCCTAGCAAAATGGCAGCGATAATTACTGACCAACTTCGCATTTTGAATGCTAAGAATTTTGTTGCTGGCGTTCAGTCATCATCAAATTCTTATTATACTTTTATTGGTCTTCCTAATGCGTCTGATTATCAGTCGGACTGGAATACAAATCCTCCTTCTCCGAAGGATAATTTGAACGAGTCCAATGATTATTGGGACACGATGCTTGCTATGAAAAAGATTTCTAGCAGTGACGTAAGTCAAGTTGTTAGAAAGGTGACTTGGTCATCTGGAACCACATATGATATGTGGAGAAATGATATCAGCAGAGATAATCCTTCGCAACCATCTGGTGCATTTGACATTTATGATTCTAATTTTTATGTAATGAACTCTGATTATAGAGTTTATATTTGTCTTTATAATAATGCTACTCCTGAAAATGCATATCAGGGCGGACCATCACTTGATGAACCCACTTTTACTGATTTAGAACCAAGAGCAGCAGGCAGCAGTGGTGATGGATACATTTGGAAATATCTTTACACTATTAAACCTAGTCAAGCAATCAAATTTGATTCAACAGATTATATCCCCGTTCCTAATAATTGGTACACCAGTTCTGATGATGCATCTGTAAGACAAAATGCATCTACTAGTGGTCAATTAAAGATTGTTACCGTCAGAGGACGTGGAGTAGGACTTGGAACAGCAAGAACATATACAAGAGTTCCTATCGAAGGTGATGGAAGGGGTGCTGAAGCAACAGTTGTTGTTAACAATGACGCTAAAATCGAATCTGTAACTGTTTCCAACGGTGGTTCTAATTATACATTTGGAACTGTTGATTTAGAAGCAGGTGGCGTACCTACTGGAACAACGGCACCAGTATTCAATGTAATCATCCCACCAAATGGTGGTCATGGTGCTGATATTTACCGTGAACTTGGTGCTTACAATGTTCTAACATATGCCAGATTTGAAAATGATACCGAAAATCCAGATTTTATCACTGGTAATGAATTTGCTAGAGTTGGATTGATTGAAAATCCACTTGATAATGACTCTAACGCTATTTTGACAACGGATAAGGCAAGTGCCGTATATGCATTGAAACTTACAAGCGGTGGTGATGAATATAAAACTGCGACATTTACACCAGACGCAGAAATTAGACAAACTGTTGGTGTTGGTTCTACTTCTGTTGGTAGAGTTGTTTCTTATGATCAAGTTACGGGTGTTCTGAAATATTGGCAAGACAGAACCAATGCTGGTTTCAACTCAGATGGAACACAGAACTCAGATCCCGTATATGGATTTGAAACACTAAGATTTACAGGAGACCCTGCAACAGGAGGAACACTTGATATTGTAGGTGGTTCAGTCACTCTTGGCATTGACACAAACTTCGGAACTGCCGCTTCTCCAGGTATAAGTACGGTAATAAATAGTCGTACATACTT